AATTAGATGAACGATTAATCTTTCCTTGTAGAAATACGCGTCTTTTCTTAATTGGTCGCTCAAAGCGCTTGTTTCGCTATCGGTGTTCGGTTGTATATTTTCATCTTGAACACGACCGACCGATTTGTTTGTCAATTTTTCGTTCAATAGTAACGCGCAACGATAGTCAACGAATGCCACCAAACAAGGAACAACATAATCATTCATTAAATCAAGATAATTTTGTGTCCAAGTATTGTTTTGAACGCGCAATAATAGCGCCTTGAATAATGGCGTTGACAATGCCGGTTGCAATTGGATGTCTTGACTTCGTTTGATTGCCACCGCAAGAATCTTCGTGTCGGTGTTCGAATGAATCAATCCAAGCTTTTTTAAATTTTCAACGGAAAGTAAGTAGTTCATAATTTTATTTTTGTTTAACGACCAATTGTTGAATCCATTCGTGACGGCACCAAGGCGTTGTTTTTTGGGTGTCCGGATTGGTATAATATCCACCTTTGTAAGTCCAAACATTGCGATCAACTCGCGTTGAAATTGAATCAATATCCTGGCGTGAATAAGATCTGTTTAATGAAAGTAATTTCAAGCAAAATTCTCGTGATTCCGTTTTCACCGCCGGAACATCGGTTCTTGTCCGATACGAATAACGAACTTCGAAATCAGCAATTTCGATTTGAATATCTTCAAGCAATGATTCACCAAGATTTGTTGTGTTTCCTTTTTGGTAAAGTTCCCATGTTGTTAATTGATTGATTGATTTCGCAACCGATTCGATATTTGTGTTCAATGCCTTCGCAATGGATGTTGAATCTTCGCCTTTTTTTAATAAATTCAAAACTTCTTTGTCAAAGTCTTTAATCTTTATTTTAATTTCGCCGATTGTTTCGAACATCAATTCTTGTCTTGAAAAAACTTCTTCGCTCGATGTGTCCCAAGCAATTGGATGCGTTGAAATAACTTTGTAATTATCTTGACTTTCGCCGAATTGTTCGAAGATTGAAAATTCATCTTTTGTGAATGAATTATGTTTGCACATTGACAAGGCGGTTGCCGGCAATCCGACAATTTTTCGCGCTTGCGTTTCATCGATTGAAGGAAACGACGCCAAAATTATATTCAATGCCGAATCGGATGTCAATATTCCGGCCTTAATTTGCGCAGCAACTTCAATCAATGAAGCGATTTGTGATCCATTCAATGCCGATTTTGCAACATCAACCGCAACATCAACCGACGCGCTTGTCGTATCGGCCGGATTCACCGCCACAACTGGTTCAATTGTTGTTCCATTGTCCAAAGTTAAAGGTAAAACATCAACTAATTTCACTTTTCCAAGATAGCCACCAAGTTCCGCCATGTAATTCAACATCCATTCAATCCTTTTTTGACGTGTTGAAACGTAAGTCGTTTTGAATATTTCGAATAAGTCGCCGGATTCGGCCGCGTTGAACGATCCTTGCTGCATAACTCCGAACAAAGTCGGTGCGGTAACTGAATGCGCAACCAAGATGTTTTGTTGAACGGATGCTGCCGTCACTTCATAACGCTTGTCAAGGTCATTGCCGGTTAATTGTTGAACCGTTGGCGCTAAATCTTTACCGTCGGAAAAAGTGATAATGATTTCGCCGGCGTCTTCGACCGATTGCGTTCGTCCTTTGATTGATTCGGTGATTCGATGCAATTCTTCGGTTGATTCCGGGAATCCGGACGGCATGTTGATCAGCGTTCCGGACTTGAATCCGTTTTGCAATTCATACATGTGGAATTTCGCGATGTCAACATCCGTTTGAATAGCGGTCAATCCGCCGTTATATGTTGGTTTCGGATAAATTCCTTTTTCTTTTCTTGAACGTTTTGACGGTTCTTTGTAATATATAATGAATGATCCGGTTTTATTGGTTTCATCCAATGCCGGGAACATTCGAAGGTTTGTTTTTTCAGCGCTTTGATTCATTGCCGTCCAATCGTCCGACAAATAATAAAACCTTTCATCTTCGGTCATTCGGATTGCGTCAACGTCCAAGTATTCCCACTTCGCGACGCGTGTTCCTTCGCGATTCCAAGTTCCTTTGACGGCAAAACCGCCGAAAAGTTCGAAGTCGAATGCCAATTGTTCGGCAATTTCGTTCATATTGAAGTCCGAATACTGGTTGTCGATGAAAGCTTGCATGTCACCGGTCACAACTTCAAGGCCACCGCCGGCAATATAAAAAGTTTTCGTTTTAATTATTCCTTGATGCCAGGCCGATCCATTGAAAAGGTCAACTAAAAAATAAGGATAATCATTTTTCTTTCCCCACTTGATAAAACCAAGCGCGCGGTCTTTTTCTTCATCCGGTTTGATAAATTCTTTCCGGAAGGAAAGCGAAGTCATTTTTATTTTATTGTTCATATATATTGAAATAAATCGGTGAATCGTATTCATTAGCCGGCGAATCTAATTCGATGACTTCGGCGCGTCCGGTTTCAACCATTGAAACGGTCAAGGCCGGATCGAGATTCCCTGGCGATTGTTGTTCGTAAATGTTATAAATATAATAACCGTTATAATCAAAATTAACATCAACGCCGTCAATCAATAAAAATTCATCAAAGCGCGGTGTCGCGGTTGAAATATTATTCAATACGCATCGATATTCCTTGAAGCTTTGTTCATGGATGAATTCAAATAAATACGCCGGATTCGGTATCGTTGTCAATTCCGTCACCGTCACTATTAATGGCGTCGTTCCGTTTCTTTGTATTAATAACATTTTCTTTTTTTATTAGTTTTGGTTTTTCAATTTCGTAAATGTCAAAGATTCCAAGATTATAATATAAATCGGCTTTTGATTCGTCAATCACGAACCACCTTGACAATAAACTTGACCAACATTTTGATCCGATAAATTCCTTTTTTATTTTCATAGTGTTAAAATTACAAAAAAAAAGGGAAAGAAATAATTTTTTCCTTCCCTCTTTAAATTAACCAAACTAAACTTCTTAAATAATCGGTGATTGTTGTAACAATAATGTTGCGTAAACTGCCGGATCAACGTCTGGAACTTCGTCGTTTTCCATACCATTAAGAACAATCACATGTCCTCGTCGGTCGCCTTTAAGAACGCCGGAAGTGTATTCATTCGCATCCGCGATTTGAAGTCCTTCGCCGAATCCAAGCGCAACAATTGTTCCGTCGGCATTTTCAACCAAACAAACAACTTCATTTTGTGCAAGCAAGTGAATTTCACTTCTTAATTCTTTGTTGTCGGACGCCAGGATCATTGATAATGAATGTTCATAAAACAATGTTCCGTTGTTCTTGTCAACTTTAATCGGTGCGGTGTAACTTGACAAATTGCTTTTCAACTTGTAAAGGAATGTTTCACCGGCAACGGTCAAGGCCGTTACTTCGTTAGCGGTAATCACCGCGCCAGACATTGCACCCAAAGGAAACAATAATACCGACTTGATTCCGCCTTTTCCGTTTGTACATGTCCGGTCATTATAACCGGCGATCATATCACATAAACTCATTTTTTTTATTTTTTAATGAAGGCCGGTTGCCCGGCCGTCGTTGTTTATAATTTATTTAATTAGCTCGGTGAAGATGTTCCGTTCCAAACTCCGATTTGATTCAAGAAAGGAACTTGAACGCCAGCGCGGAATTTAGATCGTAAATAAATTACGTCGTCGTCGAATGAATACCAAAGATCGTAAGATTCGAAGTCCGAAGATAAATCCGTTCCGAATACAAAGTGACTTGAACGACCAGTAAAGATATTATCCGTTCCGTTCAATCCGTTTACTTTTACAACTCGCATGTTTGAACCTGGTAATAATAATTCGCTCATTGTTGCGAATTCACCTGGATTGAAAGAATACAAGTTTAAGTCAACAAGATTCTTCAATAACAAGTTGAAATTTTCACGACCAGTGAAACAAATGAATTCTTCACCTTCGGCAACATTCGCCGGCGTGTTTGTGAAACAATCGTAAAAAATATCGTATGCCGTTGAAACGGTAATCGCAGCAATTCCAGTTGGATTCAAGTTGACACAACCATTCGCCGTTGTCAAGAATTGTCTAAATCCGTTCATGAATGCAAGGTTACCCGAACCAGTCGCGATGTTACCATTCCAAATCAATTTGTCTAATTCTCTCGCATGAAGCTTCAATAAATAATCAGTTATTTGCGCTTCGAAAGGAAGTGTTTTGTCTTCGGCCATTGCGCCTGGTGTCAACGCGATTTGCGCCCAAAATCCTGCAAGGTCTTTTTGACAAAATTGTTTCATGTATCCGATTGTTTCAACGTTGATGTCACGTTGTGTAAACACGGTGTCGCCGTTCGGTGACATTGTACAATCGCCGGTTTGATAAACGATTGAATCGTCTAATAAGTTTAACGCTTCGCTTCCTTTGATTCCTTGTTGGATAGCAATATACTTTAATGTTTCGGCTTCCGTTACGGAACGAACAATTAAGTCTTCGCGAATTTCGTCGGTGTACGGCGATAATGCGGACACATCGTAATCAAACGATGTTTTTAAATATTTTTTTAGTGACATTTTATTTATTTTTATTATATTTTAACCATTCTTGTTTGGCGGTCAAGTTGCCAACTTTGGCGAATTTCTCGCCTTCATTTGTGTTATTTGTCGGTGCGGACTTGAAGGTTTCGAATTCACCTTTCAACGTCGCGATTTCTTTCGACAAATTGTTGTTTGTATCGGCAATAACTTTCATCATTTCGGCAACCGCTTCGATGCTTGTTGCGAATGATTCTAATTTTGCGTTGATAATTGATTCAACTTTTTGAACGGACATTTGTTCTTCGGTCGCAGCTTCTTCGACAACAACTTCTTCGGTTGCTCTTTCGTCGATTATTTCAACAATGATTCCGTCGGCATCAACAACAACCGAAACGCCTTCAAGATCACCGCTCAAAGCGTGCGTTCCTTCCGGTGCTGGTATTGTTTCCGTTTCCGTAACCACGAAAAGCGGTTGTCCAACTTCGAAAATGTCAAATTCAACGATTGTTCCGTCGATTAACGTTGCTTGTTCGAATTTATGCGATGCGCTTGCGAATGATTGTTTCATTTCAGCAATTAAATCCATTACTTTTTTAAAATTCTTATTCATGTTTATTTGTGTTTATATATATTATGTTTAATTGTTCGTGATTTGTCTAAAATATTGATTGATTTTATTTGTTTGCATTGCCGTTGTTGAACGATCCATCAAGATTTCATTTGCGTTTTCTCTTAATAAATTTATTTCACTTCGCGAAAATTGGTTGTGTTCAATGATATTATCATTTGAATCAATCTTTGATTGCAATGCTTCGATTTGTTTGACCATGAATTCATTTTTATTCATTGCATTTTTTACGATTGCTTTTTTTGCAACATAATTTTGCAAGGAATTCAATGTCATTTTATATTTATCCATTATTTTATAATTTTTAGTTCTTTTAATTTAGATTCCGACCA